CGGCAGGAGTGAAGCTAAGATACCTCTCACGAAGTGCATCAACTTCACTTTGCAGATTTCTCACAGCATCCTTTTGCGCCGAAATTGAAATATTGGCGTCAGCTATCACCCCCCTGAGTTGGGTATTATTCATCGCCTTCATTGAGGCGTTTACTTTGTCCAGACTATCGGCAAAGCGGATTGCTTCTTCTCTGGCTTGCTGTGCTTTCTGCCAAAAGTAAAATATTGCCCCCGCTGCTAACATCGCCGCGCCTGCTGGCCCGCCTATCAATGAAAGAGCACCTCTGGCAAGGCCAATTCCTACCGATGCAGCGCTTGCCGCGGATGCTGCTCTCGCTGATGCCGTAGCCTGTGCGTTTTCAGCCTGAGCAAGGGATAGTGACGCGGCACTAGCTCTTGATTTTGCTGCAACCAGAGCATCAAGCGCCAGCATCTCGGCTGCACTGCCTTTTGCTACGTTATATTCAGCCTGAGCAAGCGCCAGAGATGATAGCGCCGCCTCTTTATCAGCTAAAGCCTTCCTCTGCGCGGAATTTGCAGCCACAAGTGCTGATTGTGCCTGCTGGTTCTCAGCTATTAATTGCTGTCTTGATGCTGCTATATCTGATATTTTCGCGGCAGTGGACATTGCCAGCGCGCCTACATATCGACTCCCCATTATTCCAGCAACAACAGTCAGCGCTGTGCCAAGCGCCTGAATATTTTCACTTGCCAGTATCACTGAATCGCTAAAGATTTTTACACCTGTTTTTACCGTTGCGTTTTCCCCAAAGAATCTTGCAACGTTATTTCCGGCTATCTCCAGAGACTGGCTGATGGTAGAAGTTGTTTTGGCGAACTCTCTCCCAATACTGTCTCCCTGCGACAGAAGGCCATTAACTATAACATCAGTTGTCAGTTTCCCTTGCGCAGCCATATTTCTAAGCTCACCGATGCCAACACCCAGAGAGTCGGCAAGAGCTATCATGAGCCGGTTTCCCTGCTCGTTTACTGAGTTAAACTCATCTCCTCGAAGGGCGCCAGATGCCATGCCTTGTGCAAGCTGTATAATTGCGTTGCTCGCCTCCTCAGCTGACGCGCCGGATACAACAAAACCCTGATTGATTATTGTTGTCAGCCTTGTCAGGTCTTCCACGCTTACACCATAGCTTCTGGTAGACCTCTCAAGTCTGGCGTACAGGGTGGCCGTTGCGTCCAGTCCTGAGCGTGTTTTTTGCGCGATATCAAAAACACGATTAGTTACATCGGCAAGGGTTTCGAACGGCGGAACTGAATCTCTCACAGCGTTAGAGAGTTTGTTACTCATATCCTGCCACGCCTGAGCGTAGGCTCCGACCTGTTGCACAGAGAGCGCGGCAAGCAAGCCTTTTGCAACCCCGGTGAGGCTCGACATGGTTCCTTCCATTGAGCTTATGGAGCGCTCCGTCCTGTTTACGCTGGCCTCAAGTCTCCCCATGTTCCCGCTAAGGCCATTTAGCATTGACTGCAATTCACGACTGCCAGCCACTAGCTGGGATGTGTCAATGCCAACCTCATAGATAATGCCGCCAACTGTTTCTGCCATTATTTTGCTCCTTTGCTTTTAGCGGCCTTTCTGGCGGCTTTCTCTTTCAGTTTCTGTTTATTCAGCTTAGCCCGCTCATAGGACGCATCATACTGCTCGCGCGTCATGCCTTCCGGTTCCGGGTATTTTGATTTTATCATCTGCTGATACTCGGTCATGGTCAGGTCTTCGGCTTCCTCGCGGGTGATTCCGAAATGGGTGCGAGCTGAGATGATGTAATCCGACATTCTCAACTCACTTGTTGTGCGCTTTTGGTTTTCCGAGCGCTGAGGAACCTTGAGTGGAGACTTGCCGATGATGCCATGCTCCATCAGGTTGCGAGCAATAATAATAATGTCATTTACTGGCATTCTTCCGGTGACGTACTTCACACCGCGCGGAGTCGGCTTCCATGACCCAATGAGCACCGAGATATCATCATCACAACAGGACTGCATGATGAGGCAGGCGGCGCTGAGCACTTTCTTACCATAGGCAGGACGTGACAGGATTTTTGCCACCTGAATCTGCGCGCCATACGGCATTGACTGAATGGCGCCGAGTATGGCTGCGTATTCATATCCATTAAGCGTAGCGTACAGCTCGACAATTTCTTTCGGTGAGCCAAGTCCATTCATCGCCGCAAATGATGGTTTGAAGAAAAAAGACTTGTCAGCCAGGGAGATGCGCATCTCTCCGATTTCTGTTAGCGGTGTGCGTTGTCTCATGTCTAAATCCTGTTTTCACAATGACGTAATTATACCATTGACAGGGGGAGCAAAACTGACGTAGATTGAAAGCATAAGGTGATTGAGGGTTTGACATATGAACGAGACTGATGCTGATTTGAGATTTTACATCGACCTGTACGTTGATTGCGGGTTTACCTATGATGAGGCCGAGTTGATGGCGAAAAAATTACTTGCAATGGTAGGGGTGACATTCGATGAAAATAACTGATTGGTCAGATATTTTTTATTATTGTGATGGGGCTATTTACTGGAAGATAAGAACCTCAAACAGAGTGAAAATCGGAAGCGAGGTGAAGGCGGTAGGAGGCAATGGATATAAGATTGTTGGAATCTATGGCGTCAAGTATCTTGTTCATCGCATCATCTGGGAAATGCATAATGGGAAAATTCCTGACGGAATGCAGATTGATCATATAGACCACAATAAAACAAACAATAAGATAGATAACCTCAGGCTTGTCACTCCAAAAGAGAATAATCACAACATGAAGTTCAGGGTGACAAACAAATCAGGTGTTACTGGTGTTTCATGGGATAAACAACATAAAAAATGGGCCTCAAACATAAAAGTTGATGGCGTAAAGATTCATCTTGGATTGTTTTCTGACTTAAATATGGCCGCTGAAGCAAGGAGAAAGGCGGAGGTTAAGTATGATTTTCATGAGAACCATGGTAAATGATGATGGATAACGAAAATCGCTATGCCTGCGAGCAATACCTTGATGCACTGGTGACGCTGGAACTATCTGCAAAGTTCGCCATGCTCGAGCGCCGCCCGGTAAATGGCAGCATTAAGGCGTGCTGGCAGGCTATCAGGCCGCGAGTGACCAATCACCTCAACCGGAAGATTTTCGACGGCGTGAGTCGCCAGGCAATGCCACGCGGTGCGCTGTGCATGTTGCGACGCCAGCTTGATGCTGCGATTAGTGAGGAATAGTGATGATGAATCTTGATGATAATGATGCTGATACTATTTTGAGGTATATGAGAAGCAATCAGCAATACAAAGAACCTGTCATTATTGATATTGAAAAACTTAGATTGCGGCATATGAATTTATCGGTATCTCTCGCCAACTTGACGCTGTGGAGAATCCGCGCATCTTCATTGCTGAAAAAATAAACCCCCTTTCGGGGGTTTTCTTTATGACGTAACGGTAACAACGCACCTGGTGGATTCAACGTAATCAGGACTGGTTGCCGAGTCCGTCACGCGGCAGAAGTACGTGCCAGCGTCGCCCGCTACCGCCGTAGGCTTGGTGTAGGTGGCGGATGCCGCGCCGCTGATTGGGGTGGTGCCTTTATACCACTGATAGGTGTAAGGCTCGACACCACCAGCCGCAACTACCGGGCCGAGCGTCAGAGCGGAGCCGGAAGCAACGCTCAGGGTTGGGTTGATATCAGTAGTCAGCGTCAGGTCTTCGATGCTGGACACGTCAACGGTAGAGCCATCATACGGCTTGAATTCAACTGAGCCGGTGATAATGTCGTTGGTGCCGCCATCGTAGCTCAGCGCGGTGATGTTGCAGTAAGCTACCACGACGGTGTTACCAGTCGTTTGACGAACCCACAGCGACGGCTGTCGACGCGCTTTTACTTCGGTGACAAAGTATTTGATGAGGTTATGCACGCCATACTCATCAGCCTTGTCAGCCTTGCGAACTTCGAAATCACCAGAAATGGTGAGGTCTGCGGTAGTGACCAGCGTCGCAACAAAGCCATCGCCATCATCAGCCTCTGAAGTGGTGGTGCTTGGACTGAAGTCGACGCCTTTTGAGGTCATGGGAGCAAAAAACTTCCAGTCTTCCTCTGCTGGCACAGCATCCCAGCAGCCATCAGCCAGCTCAATGAGAGACTGGCGACCTGTGATGATGCCGTTATCATTTGTACAAATAGCCATGTTTAGAATCCTCTGTGTTTAGCTAAACAATCGCATTATATCATGTTGACAGGTTTTTATTGGTGGTGTAGATTCGAATCAACAACGCAACGCACCATTAGCTCAGCAGGATAGTAGCAACGGACTTCTAATCCGTAGGTCACTGGTTCGAATCCAGTATGGTGCACCAAACTCACGTTTAGCTTAACTGGTTAAAGCACCCGACTCATAATCGGATGATTACAGGTTCGAATCCTGTCGCGGTAACCATTACTCACCAAAAACAACCCTCAGCAACAATTCATAAACCGGCCTCTGCTCTGTCGTAAGCGTAGGGCGACCAAGCGGCGCCTGCAACTGAATCATGCCAATACAACTATCAACGGGATGCTCTTTGATATATGAGATGACATCAAGCGCTTTTGCTTTTGTCTCCTTGATATTGTACTGACCCTGCTGGCCGACAACATAGAGCGAGAAATAGTAATCTCCGCCGAGTCCTTTGCTTACGCTCGTGCCGCCATTGGATTGCAGCACCATAAAGCGCTCGGTGCCAACTTCGCTATCGTTCCAGAACTCAAGCTGATTAGTCCACCCGTCATAAAGATGGGCGTCGCTAAGGTACTGGTCAACAAGCTCAAGCATATCTCTCATTTTAGCGTCATCTCTTTTTTAATTACCTGATCGACAAGCTCGCGTGTGTTTTCGCCAGCCTTGAGAAGGAATTTAGGCTCGCCGCTCTTATCCCATACATTTCCCTTCCCTTTGAGCCGTCCTGTGCGTGGCGTGTTTGTACCCAGCAATGTGCCAGGTGCATTATGGACATACAGTGCGTAATTGGCAGCATACCCAATCTTGCCGGTTATGCGAGTGCCTTTAACCTCAACGGTGTCATACTGGCTATTTATCAGTGTTGATGTGGCTATTGGTGTCATAGAAGCCGATTCAGTACGGATAATAAAGTTGGCGCTCTTTATGGCCCGCACAGCCTTTTCACCAGTAATCTCGCCGACTATCTGCTGAGTGCGCTTAATAGCCTGCTGGATACCTCGCATTTTGGCGGCCATACATTACCCCGTTACCAGCGCAAAATCAGGCAGGTCGTTGCGGTCTAGCGTATTGCCGTAATTTACGACGTTTCTAATCTGGTCAGCTCCGGCAGCCAAAGGGTCAGCACTGGTAATGGTGCCAAGCATGATGAAGTCGCCAACAGATGCATCCTGATATTCCGTCCAGAATGTGTTTTTCTGTGCAATCTCATTGCCAGCCGTGCCGGTGGTCAGATTCTTATCAAAGCCATAATCACACATGATGGACTCTGGCGCGGCAAACGTCGGCTTACCATACTTATCCTTGCCAGTAAGCCGCCAGATTGTGCATGGCTGCGTATAGCTCCATCTCGCTATTGCTGACATGGTGCGGCCTCAATAGTATAAATCCAGCGCGGAACAGGAAGGCGCAGCAATACCAGAATAACCAGCAGCGGCATGCACCATTTACGGATTGCGATATTTACAGTTAATGTTGACGTTTTCATCTGCACTTACTCCCGGTAACAACCCGAAACCACGGCTTTGCACTTCCATCAGGCTCTTCTACAAGGTCGCCCGTGCAGTCTGCCGTATCGAGTAGCTTCATCTGATTGTAAAGGGACATCCACGGCTTGCTGCCATAGCCAAATGATTGCGACGCGCCAGATGGAGCTCGGTGGCTGGTGATGTATCTCCCGGCTGTATTTGAGGCGATCAGGATAGATGCCCATAGCAGAATTGCATCCTGCCTGCATGTGTCTTCAGGGTAATTAAGCTCAAGACACTCTGTGATGCTCGCCACCAGACACAGGATGCCCGTTGCGTCCGCCGTGGTGATAGTTACACCTCTTGACGCCATGGCGGCGACAAGTTCACTTGCTGTCGGTGCTGCCATTCTTTTTGCTCTCCCGAATCTTCCACCACATCTCAAAAAGGTTTTTTGCCACCAGTGACAGCGCGCCAAGTATAGAGGCTACCGCTGCCCACTCGGTAATCGAATGGGGGATCATTGAGGCAATGTATGATTGTGCGACCGGCGTCTGCTCTGCCACCTTCAGGCCAAGTCCCGTGCCGATGGATGTATAACCGGCTTTGTCGATTACCTGGCCGACAGTGCCACTAATTATCTGGTTTGCGGCGTGCTGAAGCGCGTCTCTCATTAATTATTCTCCGAATGATGAACTTCCAGCATCTGTACACCTGAACCAGCGAAAACGCTATGACGATAACGCCGATTGCTATATCCAATTTCGCCGCCTTACGTTTTTCAGGACGGAACAGCGCGGGGTGAGTGTTGTTGGTTTAATTTTATCATAAAGTGTTGACGTAGATTGAGGGTGTCGTTATAGTGATGACGTAGAAACAACAATAAATGTTAGAGGTGATGAAGATGAATGAGTTCAAAGGTACGCCGGGGCCGTGGAGACTTCGCAATAGACTTACATCAATAGATGTTGATATCCCAGCAGAGGGCCCATACGACACGATAGAAGATATTCAGAACATCCATGATGCACAGCTCATTGCCGCAGCGCCTGAATTGCTGGAAGCGCTGCTGGATTTGGAGGCTCGCGCATGTGTCTACGTTAACACCTCGAAAGCTAAAGCAGCAATCGCCAAAGCACTCGGAGAATCAAAATGATCCGCCACGAAATCCGCAAAGAAGACCTGAAAGCATGGCGCAATTTCAAAATCAAGCTGGCATTAATCGTTATCGGATTCGCCATTGCCAGCGCAATCTGTTTATCAAAGTGAGGAAAAGATGACATCTCTCGGAAAAATTTACTCAGACAAAGAAACTCGCGGCGGAATCGTGGTCAACAAAGGTTATCAGGTTCCTGTCGATCAGCTTTATCTTGAGCCGGGGTACAACATCCGCGAAGCCGATGAGCAGCACGTTGAATACTTCGCGCAGTGCTGGGAATCAGGCCAGCCAATCCCTGCGTTAACTGTTATTCCTGATGCCGACGGAAAGCGTATCAAGATTCTTGACGGCCAGCATCGTTACCTTGGCGCACTGCGTGCCATTGAGCGCGGAATACCAATTGCGCGCATTGAGTGCAAAGACTTCACCGGCGATGAAGCGGATAAAATCGCCTTCATGGTGTCTTCCAGTCAGGGCAAGCAGCTTGACCCGCTTGAGCGTGCAAAGGCTTATGTGCGCCTGAAAGGATTCGGGTGGACGAATGAAGAAATCGCCAAGAAGGTCGGTCGCTCAGTTTCTGATGTTCAGATGCACCTGTCACTTGGTGACGTACCTGATGCCATCAAGCAGCGCATCAATGCAGGCCAAATCAGCTATGCCAACGCCGTTGCAGTGGCGCGCGAGCATGGCGATGATGCCGTTAACGTTATTGATGCTGCCGTTGAGGAAGCGAAAGCGCAGGGCAAAGATAAGGTGACGGCGAAAACGCTCAAGGCCAAAAAAGTTAAGCCGATTGACCGCCTGATTCAGTTGCTGAAAGAAGCAGATCACATGGTAGTTGCTGAGGGTCATGTGGCACAGGAGACAGAAGAATTTTTGCGCCTTCCTTCCGCTGAGTTAAGTGAAGTTCTGGCTATTCTGGAGAAGCTGTGATGAAAGGGTTAATCAATAGCGGTAATGGCGTTGATTGGTCTTCGATGAGCACCAAAGACATTATTGATCAAATGTCTAAAGCTGTTATTGAGGTTGCTGGCGCCATTGATAAAGGATTCACATTCCTTTTAACAGAAAAGGCATACCATGAAATGCGCCGCTACCGATACAGAAAGTGCAGGGTTAAAAAAGGTTGCGGAAAATTCCGTTATGTTGCAATAGGTGGAGATAATATTTCATTTAGGCGGCAAAGATGAACCCCGAACAATTCATAGAGAAAAACCTGCGCGAAAAACTGCCAGGCATCGACAACGCGGCCATAGAGGCTGCGTTACAACACTATCGACAATGCCGAAGCGTTACCGGAAAATCATTTGATGAGATGCTGTATATTGCAAAGCAGCATTACATCAAGAACAAAAAATAGCAGTTATTCCGATGAGGATTTAGTGATGAAAAAGAATGGCGTTTTTACTCAGAAGGACGGCTCAAAAGTTGCCCGTCTTGGCGATGGTTACGTTGGCATTAAATTTGGCTCTTGCCATGGTGAAAAGTTAATAGCTATTGCGAATAGCATAAATCGAGGGGTGCCGGGCGATGAAGTTGATGATATTGATGAGGCGGAAATTTATATCACATTTAAAGACAACGCCTCAATTCAGCGGCTGATTGATGGCCTCATTAATTTACGCGACCATAAGTAAACAAAGCCCCTTTCGGGGCTTTTCTTTTATCAAGGAAGATAAGCGTCATCCTCAAACCACGAAACGTAAGCATTTATATTTTGCGCCGCAGTATCCAGGGACGTGATGCGCAACAGATAGGTGGTATTAGGCGCCATGATGACCTGTTCACCGAGTTTTGCCTGCGAATTACCCTGCCCCTGGTTCGATGCGTTCCCTTCACTATACGTCGCGGCCACCGTCAGCTGACCAATACTTGTCACCGTGGAGCCAGTAAGAAGCCGCGCTGTTGCAGCATGCGGCGCGATGTCATTTGGGTTATTAATCTCCGCAGCGGTGCCGCCAGTGGCTACGGCTCCACGGTAAATGGATGCTATGACACCATTACCGGTGTAGCCAATGATGCGCTGGTTAAACACAACCTGTTTTGAGCCGGTAATAAAAATACTGTCAAGGTTAGCCCCGCCAGCGACATCAGTCACGCGACGCGATGCGGTGAATAGCTTTCCTTGCTTATTGGCAAGCTCCGAGTAGGACTGCGCGACAACCTGACTTGACGGCACTGAGGTATCAGCTCGCCATACCAAAACTTTCAGGGAAGCAACACCAGCAGGAAGTTGAGACTTGATCACCTTCAGTCGCAATGCCACGCCATAATAATTATTATTGTTGACGTCAATCCAGAAGTCACCAGATGCAAACGGCGATACCATTACGGAGACAGAGCCGCTTGTTAATGGCTCATAGCCGCCGGAAGAGTTTAATGGCACAATCTGTACCTGCAATGCAGTCCAGTCTGCTGACATGGTTTCGCTAAGCAAAACCTCTCCGTCAGCCGGAGTTGTGTTTATTTCGTACCTGACAGCCATGATAACCCCCAATAAAAAACCCGCTTGTTTGCGGGTTTATTTTACTTGGTTTTCTTCGCCTTTGGCTGCGATTCTTGCGGAGTTGCAACTTCCAGAATTTTCTCACTAACCGGGCGAAGTTTTGACTCAATGTGCGGAGTGGATTCGTCAATGACATCGCCAATAGCAAGCTCGCGCAGACGACCGTCTTTATCCTTGACGAAGATTCCGCTGGCGATTACTTCATATTTAGCCATGATAACCTCTGATAGTTAAAAGGGGCTATTCGCCCCTTTATTTTTACAGCGCGGTTTGCGTGCCGTAGCCGTTGAACACCTTGCTTCGGCCCGAGAAATCCCGGCGAATTTGCAAACCCATAGCAGCCCACGTTAAAAAGTTAAAGTTAGCGTGCGGCGTGGTACGCGGCTCTGCATAGGTGGATACCGGCTGAGCGACGCGAGGGCGGATATACAGCGCATTCTTCACATAGCCGACGAAATGGTTCCCGGTCAGCTTGAAGTTGGTGCCGATAGACGCGATGCGGCCAACGTTGCCGGTTTTGCCGAATGCGAGGATATAATCCTCAATGGTGCCGCCTTTGAAGCCTGCCGCGTTGGAGTACGGGCGGCTGAAGGATCGGCGCACGGCCGGAGAAACCCACAGAGTAACCGGCTCGAACACGTTCTGCGTATCCAGAACCGCCTGGAAATCCTGGTTGAAGAACTTAACGATTTCATCAGGGGTTGCAGTTTGCAGGTCGATGTTCAGCGCGCCAGTGCCGGAGGCACTCAGGTTAAGCTGCACGGTGTTCGGGTGGTTGGTGATGCCGTAAGCAGTATAAACGCCGTTCACGTTCAGGCTTGCATCGCCGACAAGCAGATAATCCGCCATGTCTGCGCGCAGGTTGAAGGTGGTGTTTTCCTGGTCATCAATCAGCGGGTCGAAACCTTCAGATTGCATACCCAGCAGCTCGCGCCACTCTCGGCCATAACCGGTTTTGAAGATCGGGATTACATCGCCGCTGTAGGAGTAGCGGGTTTTATCCAGGTCTTCAGGCTCCTGCCCGGAGATGGTGCGCACAACCTTACCAGCATCGGAGGCCATGCGGCTGATTGCCACGGTCTTGCCGATGTTGATGTTGGTCGCCAGCGTCATCAGGTCGGCCATCATGTCCATGCCGGACTCATTGCGGAAGACACGGGTGGTCACATCGTCCACTTCGCGCCAGTAGTCTTTCGTTACCAGTGCGGTGGCGTTCACGCCGTATTCTTTCGCCAGAGCGTTTTCACCATTGATGAAAACCTTGCGGTCAACAGTCAGGTGGCGCCACTGCTCTCTGACCACCTGCGAGTTGGTGATCAGGCCTTTCGTAAAGATAATCTTTTCCATTGTTCGGCTCCTTACGCCGCAGGCATTGCAGCATTGCCAGCACGACGAACTGCAACGAGTTCAGCGCCATCAGATGCTACGGTGTAGGCTTCATACGCATAAAACAGGATATTTTCTCCTGCTTCTGCAACCTTTAACGCGCCGGAGCCATTGCTTGCCAGCGGAGTACCTTTTACCAGCGCGGAGGATGCCGCAACCAGAGCGTGATACGTTACGCCAAATTCGCATTGTACTGCCATGCCGGTAGCATTCGCCGGTACAGCTTCGCTCGCGTCACCGCCACCAACATAGTTGTGTTGCAGAACGTAAGGGAAACCGTGACCGCCAGCAGTCGCATGCGCGATGATTTTGTCTGAGGAGTTGAAGTCGACCAGTGCGCCAGGTTGCAGGGCGACGTTCATCAGACCTTCGCGCAACTGCGGGTCATTTTTGCGGGCCGGGCCGCCGATGATGGTGCCATAACGGATAGTAGCCATTATTCAGGTGCCTCCATATCAAAATCTTCTTCGGCACGGTTCGGCTGGAACCCGCCGGAAATCGGAGCCGCTTTACTGGTGAGCGCATAGGTTTCACGCAGTGCTTCGCCAGTCAGCGCATTAACAGCAGATTCCGGCAACTTCAGCTCAGCCATAATGGCGGCGCGCATTGCGGTTTCTTCCTGTGCGGCATTGGCTTGCAGCTGGTCGCGCAGGGTTTTGTTTTGCGCCTCCACATCGGCCAGTTTCTGGTTGACTGCGGTCAACGATTCCTGAACCGGTTTGAGGGCATCGGCTAATACAGCCTGTAATTCCTCGTTAGTCATTGAGATTTCCCCTTGAGTTGTTTTTACCGGTTCAAGCTCTGTCTTATAAACAGCCTTAACCCGTTCACCGACTAATTCTACCATATCCTCACGGACGATGTAGGACTGCATATAAATGGTGCCGTCAATCTCAACGCCGAAGTAATTATCATAAACGGCGATGATGTAAGGCCACGATTCACCTTGTATCTCAGCCTTGATAATATTCTGGAGTTGCCCGGTAATATCCATGAATGACAGCTGATTACCGGTCAGGCGATTGATGGCGCGCTGCCACCATTTGATTTTGTTTGCACTTTCGTCTGGAATTGCCGATTCCTCAAGATTAACCACAACGCGCTCAATGTCTTCGCCGTTAGCAGCAAAGATACCGACACCATCAGCAGGGCCGCCAGCTCCGGGAATACCAGGCGGAAGAATGGCGAGGTGATCCCATTCCATATTCCTGGCAATCCAGGAATATTTTTTACCCTTAGAAGTTCCCGATGCCTGCTCACGGTTGAGTAACAGACCGGTAGACACCTGAACAGGTTCAGCATCGGCACCGTTGACCTTGAGACCATCAATACGCGATAGTAACTCCCTGCCTTTATCAGAGCGCTCAGCTACCACCTTGTTAATATAAAGGTCTACCAGTGCTTTGCTGCCGTCATGAGATGAGTTCTCAATCCATGCGCCAACACTGAACTGATTGGCGGCCCGTGTCATGTTGGCTGACACGTATTTGCCGTCAATCTTCGGGTGGTCATATGGCGCCGGTTTACCATCAAGGCCATGAAATGATTTTTTAATCTCATCGCCAGGGTACAGGCCGCCATTCATGACAATGTCATCTACCACCGGCACAACATTCTTGATGACATAATGCGGGTCACCATCAATGATTTTTTCACTGATGTTGCTGGCCGAGTTGATGGTGTACAGGATGTTAACCTGTAATTTATTATTCATGTGCTTGAATGCCTCCACCTCAGCAAGGCGCTTTTTCGCCGCCTCTTCGGTGTCGTACTCGCCAAACTGGTGCGAGCCATCCTTAGATTTAACGACCCACTTGTCGCCAATTTTGACAATCATGACCTTTCTCCGCGCTTACTTTATGCCCGGATTATAACACACCATGAATATGCACCACGAAACGGACGCGAGAAGGTAAAGCGGAGATGCGGTAAAAGCGAAAAGAGTAGCAAAGAATGATATCAGTATGATTGGCATGGCTGCTACCTCCTGAGTGCAAGGTAACAGCCACGGAAGAGAATTTATTGAGGACTATTCTTATTTAACATTCCGCAGTTAACTTTTGCGCGGTTTACGGCATCCATGAATTTCCCGACAGGCATCGTTTTGCGGATTTCAGCAAGAATGGCGCCGTGCAACATTCTTTCTTCGCCGTAGTAGAGCTTATCAAGGCGAGTGCGAACCAGCGCGCGGGTGCGCTGCATGTGTCCCTTTGCCTTCATGGCCTTCTCTCTCCATACCTTATTTCCATTCTGATTGCCAGCAAGCTGACGCTCGATAGCCTCAATCTCAAAGGCAAGCGTCATATCAATGTCATCCAGCTCGCTAATTGTTGCTTCCATGATTTCGTTAAGTTGTAGTTTCATACTTTCACCTTTAATCCAGCCAATTCTATTGCCTCGACAACCTCATGATGAGCTTGTGCCGGAATGTCTACACAGAAATCACCAGGGGAGCATGGTTCTGGCAGTTCAATCTCAATTGCCGCGCGCGATGCTTGCCAAGCATCCCATTTGTGTCTTGTCGCAAGGTGGCTATAATTTCCATTCTCATGGCGGCTAAGCATAATACCCCTGTGCACATCAGAATTTACGCTATCACCAACCCATTTTTCAAACTGCTCTCTACTTGTCATTCCTCGCCCTCATCAAAATACTTAATCTCGCCATCAACCATGTTTTGCCATGGAATATGCAAATCAGTACCATTAACTGAAAGCATGATGCTGTTATCCATCTCCGCGCATCCATCAGCGAAGAAGGTGCTTTTCTTTCCGTTTAACCACTCAATTGTTACTCTGCATTTTCTTTGTTCCACTATCCACTCCATTTCTCTGCGATTATTGGCCGTGCGTTCACAATTGGTGATAAACAGCACGGTTCCTGATTTATGCTTTACCGCCCACATGACTGGCGCACCGCGGCAAGCAACTTTTCAAACATCATCCTGTCACGGCTCATGCCAAACGGGATGATCTCCTGCCAGTAATATTTCCATGCTCCGCCGGGAAGCATTTCACGGTCAACCTGACCAATGCTTGCCAGATAGCGCATGCGTGCCTTGAGGATGGTGTAGTTAACGCCGACAGCCTCCGCTATCTGCTTACTCTTTCGCCCCGGATTCGCCTCAAGATAACTCTGAATAGCCAAATCGAGCGCGGTATTATCTGGGTTGAGGAAATACTTAAAGCAGCGCCTGCCATGGCTTACGCTTTCCTCTTTAATAATAAATCCCATACCCTCCAGCTCAATCAGATAGCCGGTAACGCTGGCACGGTTTGTCATGCCAGTCTGCTTGCGTATCATGGCATTGGTTGCGCCGCCGCAGCGCTCTATCACCGTTAGTATTTGCGTTTTAAAGTCCATTTGCGCGCTCCATTGCATCCTGTTTGTAGTCGTCAGCAGTATAGAGGTGGCCGTGATTTTTGAATTCCCCTTGTTTTTCACTCCTGTGCTTAATTAACGCATTAATAGCATCTTGCTTTGTGTCAAAGTAACCAAGTGTTTTTCTCACGCAATCAGCACGCCATTTTCCTCTGCTTGACATAAACCGCGCACCCTTGACGCCAGACGTGTTGGTGCTTGGCTGCGGCTTGTTCCATTCATTTTGTTGTCTTGTTGCCTTCCTTAGATTGCATATCCTGTTGTCATCCTTTACTCCGTTAATATGGTCAATTTCATGATCTGGCCATTCGCCGTAGACATAAAACCAAGCCAAACGATGCGCAAGACGCTTTTTACCAAGCAATCGCACATGGATGTACCCCTTCGTTGTTTTTGTACCGCATTGCTTTCCATTCTTTCTGGTGAATTTCCCAGACTCTGGGTTATAATTGATTAACGACAAAACAACCTCATGATTAAGATCGCACTTCATCATTGATATCCTCGTAATCAGAATTACTATAAACAAACCCACCTCTTGTATTCCATTTAATGATTGCTGTCGCTGCAACCATCCAGTCATCAGTACGGCATCCGCAATCCTGGCATACTACAAAATGCCATTGCCCCTCCTTGTTCTGCATGGAATTTTCGCTACCGCAAAATGGACACTCAAGTAGCCCCTCATCATTCATCATTGGCTTCATTTATCGCCTCCTTAATCATAAATTTCATCTGAATATCACATAGTTTAAGCAACACCTTATCCCTGCGATAATCCCGCTTTCTTTTCGGCCATCTGCGTTTGGGGTGTAGCTTTTGCTTCAATGTTCTGCGGTCTGGCTGGTTTCGCTGCCATCTGGCCCTTGCGTTGTTTTCCCTGATATCGGCCATGATTAATTCATGCAGCGTGCTGTCCTTGCTCATTTCGCCACCCATTCACCAATATTGCTGAAATGCGGGCGCCCCTCGCGCCATTCGATAATTTCGCGGTTAACCTGCCGTTGCATGCGGTTGCGAACCTCGCGCAATTCGCTTTCAACCCATGCGCGAGTGCGGTCGAGTTCTTCCAGCTTGTTCAGCAACTCTTTTTCGTACACCTGATCAGTAGTCATTTTTTCTCTCCATCAGCACTTTATAGTGAACGCCATAATATTTGAGTACCTGACTATGGTTATGCAGATACCCGTCATCATCTTCAATCGGTAGTCTTACCACGATGTAAAACGCCCGGTAGAGTTCTGTCCATCCATGACAACATTTGCGCTTCCTCGGCTTCATGGGCTGCCTCCATAGCAGCGAGGTCAATGCGCTGCTCGATAGATTTAATGATTGACTCCGGCACATTAAGCATTTGCAGAGTCTCCCGGCAATCGCGCTTATGAACCTCTGTCACCTCCTGCCACTTCTTCATTCCACACCACCTTTTATCATTATGGTACAATCTACAACACAGAGTATTGACTAATTGACGTAGATTCGTCAAGATGATTTTCACAGGAGAGCGACAATGGCGAGACAACGCAAAGAACCACTGGAAGTATTGACTGAGATTATCGCTAAGCGCCAACCGTTAAGCCTGCGAGATGTCAGATATTACGCGCACTGCTATGTAGCAATGCGGGAATGGAGCGCCGAAGAAATGTATGCGTTTGTGCGCGAGCATTTCAGCGTAGATGAGAAAAACAAAGTTACGTTGAGAGGTGAGTGATGAAATACAAATACCATAAAGGAAGTGAAGCAGATTTTGAAGGCCATCCAGGCGCTATTCTTGTTGTGAAATCAGCATCAACTGGCAGGGTATACCATCTCGGTTTGGATTACGCAGGCCGGGATAAGGATATCGAAAAGGTTGGCGACATTATTATCGCTCATCGTGAGCTGGAGCCCGACCCATGGATGCTATTTGAATCCCCCACAGGACGCCTCATCACCGAGCGCGGAAGCCGCTATGGCAAATTCAAAGACGGTGCAGAAATCATGCAGTCACTGAAAGACACCATGCGCGACGTTGATGGTTGGAACAACCTGACGGCGAGCCAGAAGGAAGCGCTCGACATGATTCAGCATAAAATCGGTCGAATCCTGAATGGCGACCCGACATATGACGATAGCTGGAAGGACATTGCTGGCTATGCAACATTAATTGTTAATGAACTGAATGAGGATGCAAAATGAGCAAGTATGCCGAGTTGGATAAGCTAATTTTGGATAAAATTGATAATGATACTCCGATTCCATTCTATCAGATTCATTTCTACGAACGCGGTCGCAGCGATTTTGATAGCAAGGTATTTACCACGTGCGAGAGTTTCGCAACAAAAAAAGGAGAAGGATTTCGAGTTCTGGGCCGGCGTCTGCAAGCACTGCGCAAGGCCGGGAAAATCAAAAGTGTGCCCGGGAAGGGGTGGGTTAAACTGAATGTGGAAGTAAAATAATGAACCATCCAATACCACGCATTGAAATTGACATGATAGAGTTACACGAACCAGCCCTGCGAGATTATCATGCCCCAAGGCTTGGCGAGCCAATCGCCTACATCATCACCAGCAATCGCGGGCGTCGTTATCTGGCGTTTGCTGGTAGTGTTGAGCATCAGAATGCAGTAATGTTTGGGTACAAAATGGAGGCGCTTTATGCGTGACATTGGCTACGGAGAAGGTTAAAACAAAGCCCCTTTACGGGGCTTTTTTATTGAAAGTTATCACGATACCAATCCTGCCAGTCGTAAATCGTCATCTTTCTTTTTGTGGCGCACTCCGTGTTCTGGTTCTCCATAACGATACTTTCGTCGCTATTTTTTGGCGCCACTTTCGACAATTCGCACACCTGACCCAGCATCTCTGCTGATGGAAGCGTCGGCGTCGAGGGATTGTTGGCGCAACCGCTGATAGTTGTCATCAAAAACACACACATTACGATTCGGGTCGGAGACATATTTCACCACGTCACGGTAAATGGTTTTGTATTTGGTTTCAGTCACAACGCGCACCTGCTGAGATTGTGTCGTGGACTTAGCCTGCTTGCTTTGCACCGCCTGCCTGCGCTTTTCTGCGTCACGATTAACTTTTTCGCTGTGCGCATACCATCCTTTCAGGTATCCAGCGCCATAACCAGATGCAGCAATGATTACCGCGACACCTATGGCGATTAGAATTAACTTAATTCTGGTCATTTTTCAGCGCCTTAATCTCTTTCTTCATGCCGTGCATTTTTCCAAACAGCGAGGCAATAAGGATGCTGTAGCTGATCGCCTTGACCGCAATCGGTGGAATGGAAGACTTTAAGTCTTCCGGCATGAATGCCCATACATGAACCATAGCGTCAGGCCATAGCTGAATCAGCGAGCAGAATGACGCCCAAATGCCGATAAGCCAGTTAGTTAGGCGCCTCATGACATGTAGACCTGACGTTCATCTGCGCGGCGCTTGGTCAGTCCGTTCATGACCCTGCCATTAGCGCGATTCCATACCCGGAACTGGTCGGCGGCACAGGTGTAGCAGCGGGCGTTATGCTTTTTCAGAAGCGTTGATTTGCCAAAGTTACCAAGGCCGATGTTATAGGCCAGCGACACCATTGCATCAAACTGGCCCTGAGTTGTTGGGGATGTGATGAGTGATGAGACGCCGCTTTCAAATTTCGCTACGTCCTTATCAAACCACGCGTCAGCCATTGCCTGCGTGACCTTCATTCCCGGCTTAACGTCGCTCCCGGTATGACCATATCCAGCAGTGTACGGAGCGCCTCCGGTTGCCGGGTCGGGGTAGACTGCAAGCACCAAACCCTCATGAGATTTAATTAAATTCTTTCCGCGCGTTGATAGTTTCATTTGTTACCTCCGGTGATGCAGATTATTTTATCATAATCCTATTGACGTAGATTGAATCGTAGGCGATGATGTAGTTACACAAACACAGGGGATTCAAGATGAAAAAATTTATCGCAGCAGCAGTATTCGCAGTGGCTTCATTTGGCGCATCGGCTGGTGAAGTGTGCAACAAAGTTGGTGATGTTGGGTTTGCAGCGGCCGATGCTCGTGATTCAGGCGTGCCTCAGAGCATAGCAATGGCGGTAGCACAAAGTCCCGAGTACGGAGTGGATGCCAACAAGGTGCTTGGTGCAACAGTAAAGATGGCCTACTCAATGCCGAACAAGACACCAAAAGAAATCAAGGCAATCACAATTGCGCTTTGCGTATCAAGCATGGGTGACTTGTAATGTGCCCGCGACTGATGTTTAAGGCCCGCAATCGCTACGTTAAACTGGTGATGCGCGGCATGGATGAGCATGCAGCATGGCTGAATGTGATGGGTGAGCTGAAAAGCATTTATAACGGAGAGAAGAAATGAAACTGATTGATATGCTGGTTGAGGATGGCCTGAATGGCTGGCAATGGCCTGATGGGGTGGAGTGTATTACACAGGATAATGGGAGCAGCATATACAAAGGGGTAGCATTTGGATACCATAAAGCGCCTTATCTTAAAAAAAACATATGGTTAGCAAATAACGGAACAGGTCACGCAGACGCAAAAATAAAAAAATATGACGTCGTTGCTGACGATTGGGACACCGCCATCATCACCCGCGAACAGTACGAATCCGCTCTGGCTGCCAAAAATGAAGGCTGGATTGAGTGGGGCGGCGGTGAATGCCCGGTGCCGTGCGGAACAATTGTTGACGTCAAGCACCGTTGCGGAGCGGTAAGCGAAAACCAGCAAGCGTGGCCGAAACGTCATAAAGAAAGCGATGTAATGGTTAATCCACTTTCTAATGCCGGGCAGGCATTTTGGCGGCATGAAAATTCAGTTATGGATATCATCGCCTACCGCCTGCACAATACGAATGAAGCAGAGAAGGTACGCGCTTCAGCATGGAGTGCTTATGCTGGCATCACCGAGGCGGATGACGAATCCGACCTGAATGAGTGCATCGGTCAAGCTACGTGGCCGTTGTGGAATGGAGAGGGGTTGGTACCGCCAGTTGGATGCGTGTGTGAGCGCTCATGGGCCGGAGATGAATGGCTATCATGCAGGATTCTTTTCGCAAGTGATCAAATTGTTGTCATTAAGCTGGAAGAGAGCGGCATAGAGGATGCCTACAATATTGGTGATGTAACATTCCGCCCAATCCGCCCAGAAGCAGAGCGGAGGCGCGATGATATCTGCGATAAGATTTATGGCGCAATGACAAATGCTAAGCGAAAAGATAACCGCAGTGATATGGCAGAGGAAATTTATGACGCCATCGCAGCCGGGAAAATCCCAGGCTTGAGGTTGGAGGATTGACATGATTTATTTTGTTTTGCTGTATGTTTTCATTGGCTGCGTGATTGATTTTCCTGGTCTTTACATGAGTGTAAGAGATTTAATAAAATCAATTGATGGATTATATCGCGCGCTATTGGTTTTTATCATCATGTTCCTTTCAAGCCTTTCATGGCCTTATTGCATTTTAAAGTCAGTTATAAGAAAAAGATAAGCAGAAGCCGCCATCAGGCGGCTTTCTTGTGTATATCCTGCCATGCCTCACGCTGCTTATCGAGCCTTTCCTGGGTCTTCTCGAGTATAACCGGCTTGCCATCCATCACCAGCGCTGGAGTCTGTGCGCAGTGACAGTTACGGCGGTTTGCACCTTCGCTGTAGAACTCATCAATCTCTTCAGGCGTGTAATACTTCCCGTGACGCGCGGCATGAGTGACGCGGGTGGTCTTCATCAGCGCGGATTGCCAGAGCATGATGGTATCCATACCCAGCGTGACCTGTGCCTCTTTCACTTCGCGCCTGTTAGCCTCACGCAGGGTGTTGGTGATTTCAGTCTGAGCAATTGATCGCGCATAGCTCCTTGATACGTCCATGCGATTAACGATATTTTGCTCAACCACTCCAGGAGCGTCGCCATTTGCAATGCCAGCAGTGATGACTTCCGCCACCTGTTGCCGCGTGTAATCTGAAAGGCCACCCCAATCGTTATACGTGCGCGTGTACGCAAGCTGAAGTCTGTCGAGATACGGCTGAGAGTACAGGATTTCAGCAAGCGGCCTGCTGTCTTTGTATGCCGACGACAGGTCGCTCAGGTCAGAGTTAGCCTTCTGCGTACCTGCATACATGGCGTCACTGACATAGGATGATGCCCACAACCTTCCATGTGTGAAATCGTCACCCTCCAGCAACTGATTATCAAGAATGCGCTGAAGCTCATCAAAGAATGTCGATGCGCGGTAGGCGGAGAAATCATAATAATAATTCCCAGCCTCAGCATTGCCGGTCGCCACAGGAATCGTGCGGAACAGCCTGGCAACCTGCGATTTTAGCGTCACATATCTGGCATCAACATCGCGCACCATCTTATTGACGCGACCCACCGCGCCGAGTGGGTCTGTCAGGCTCATGCTTAATTTTGGCTGCGGAAGCCGGGCATTAATTTTGAGGAGGCGCATCGGTCTGGTCCTGCTGTTGGTCGTCTGTCTGGTCTTGCTGCTGACCCTCCTGCAATCCGTCAGGAAGCTGCTCCTCCAGAGGTTCCATACCGACAATTCCGCGCATCTCATCGGCGGTCATCAGGGCCATCTGGCCTGCATCGAATACAGATTTATTTGCAGTGGCAAGTTTAACCAGCAGGTCTGCCTTGTTCAGCTCGGAAGGTGCAAGCAGGTCATCCCATTTGCAGTAATAGCCGCTCTCTGGCGCCTTATCCAGAATTCCAAAGGAAATCATCCGGTCAATGAATACCGAGATGATGTAATCCAGCCAGTCCTCACGGCGCTGTTTAGCGCTCATGGCGTCGTCGGTTTTATCCTCATCGGATGCAAGGCGGCCAGTCTGCTGACCAAACAGGATGGTGAATGGCTTCTTAATGGATGCAGCAAACTGATTGGCCGCAATTGTCCATGTTGGCCCTGGGTCGGCTGGCGTCACCGAGAGCACTTTCACATCAGCGCCCATCGTGAACATCGCTGCGTCAATGGCCTCATTCAGGCGCGCCACATCCTCATTGAGCACGTCCGCCAGCTCTTCCAGCGGCACGCCCATTTGCTGCGCCAGAGACTGAGTGGAAACGCTGTCTTTATTATAATTAACGTTGAGCTGCCGACTGGCATTTTTCAGGAAGCCCTCGGCGCTTGAGCCGGTGACTTTCGCCATGTCGATGAGGTGGTTATATCCGGCACGCAGAAGCGGAACGCCGGAATAAATAGAGCCATCCATCGCGCCCTCGGCAAATACGATAATGCGATCGGGATGAATGCTCAGTGAGCGCGTTGGTTTGCCGTCGCTGTTGCAGGCGCCGACTACCGACTCCTGATATTCGTACATCTTCGGTTGACCATAGTCCTCGCTGGCTTCATCATTTTCCCACTCACTAACGCGAAGCTGCTCTTCCCATGCCGGAATGTAACGGACAATGGCAGCATCCTTGATGCGTCTTGTTTTTGTGGTGTCTACAGGCTCATTCCACTGTTTTCCATCACGGATTTGCAGGATGAGACCGGAATAGCGGTTGATGAGGTTGCGGCGGTCTGCATCCTTAATGAACGGCGCAGCGCGCTTAAACAGCTTGTTGGCGGCCTTCTCCCACGGGGTGCTTGCTTTATCATCGGCGCCTTCTTCGAGGATTTGCGGCGGAGTCTGCCAGCACTTATCGAGTACGCGATTGACGCCAGCAGTTGCCGGTGCATAGCGCTCGTAAGCATAGCGGAACATCTCGGCGGTGATTTCTTCAGGATAGCCACATTCGACCCAAAGACGATCGTGTTTGTGGTCGATGTTCTTACCGCCAAACTCCCGGCGCTGCCGCTCTATGAGTCTGTTATTGTTCGCCACTCGCTGCTGAATATAGGCGTTTACCGCCTCTAACTTTGACATTTCGTCACCATAAAAAATCCCATCGCATGGATGGGATTATAGCATGGTATCAGTCACCAAAGGCTCTCTCTTGAAGAGCCTGGTCATTGTTATGGAATATAGCAAGCTCTATTCTATCCCCAAGAACCAAACCGCGACATTTGGCGTACAATTTATAGCGCTTTCCACTGAATCCAGGCTTAAACCATATCTCCTCAATCCACTTCCTGCAACCAACCTCAACATCATGAATCTGTTTTCTTGTCATCACTTCACCTCAACGCATTGCAAATTGTCAACATTTGGACTTACATCATGCCACGTCCGCTTTTCCTCAGCGATTTTCATTGCCGTAATGGCCGCCCTGCACTGCTCCATGCTTTGCATCGGCACCACCTGCATATTGGACGTGTTGCTTGTGATTACGAATATCAGGAAGAAATACGACATCACTTCACCTCATCATCAACCAGCGATCTGAACCATGCTGGGTGCGACTTCGCAGCGAGTTTATAGTCAACACTCTGAATGTAACGTGCAGCATCATTCAGCTTGTCGGAAAGATAATAAAGTGACTTCCTTGCTCCAAGAAGCATGGCAGCGAATACCAGCATCACAATCAGGTGCGGATTGATGATGCAGAACAGGATTGTTTTGACGGCTTTCATCACTCAATCTCCTCGCCATCAATCCAGCGTTGCAGGACTTAGATAAGCTGCGCGGCCTGGTGTTTGTCGATGCCAATAAATGACTCGACACCGGAGCCATTCACTTGATACAACTCCACGACAGGAGTTCCATCATCAAGCTCTTGCTCAGTTACGTGCATGTCATATGCGTTTTCTGTTTCTTCAATAATCATAAATCACCACCCTCATCGTTATTTAGCTCAACATTCCGAAAGAAATCATTAATCGTCTTCAGGCCACTATAACCACGGCGCCGCTGCAACTCACACAGCACTTCATCATACATGCGCAGCAGGATAGCCTCATCCACATCGTACCTTTCGCACAGAGCTGCATCTGATACACCAGCTCTTGCGAGTGAATATATTTTTTCCTTCTGCTCCCACGAAAAAGATGAGTATGCCTTCATGATGCCCCGGTGATGTAGTTATGTCAATGCGCCTTGACGTAGATTCTAGCATGGCGTAGATTAAAATGAAACCTCTCGGAGAAATCTTATGAAATGTGTCATTTTTGAGCTTGATGGCGTGCTGCGTGATGCGGAAGGAAATGTTATTGCTGGCAACGTTGCGCTGGCTAAGTCGCTCTACTCTGCCGGGCATGATGTGCTTATCATGAGGGCAAAGCATGCGCATGAGTGGCTGCATGCTAACGATGTTTTTTATGATGACATCATGGCTTCGCACCAGCAGATTGACGCTGACAGAGTGGCAATGGCGGTTGTATCTGATGATGTGATTTATGCTGCCATGCGCAATGCGGGGATTCATTGCTGGCTTTACAAATAATTTATTATAAATGTTGACGTGGATTACTTGCTGATGTAGATTGAAACCATTGAGGCGGCAATGGTGCCGCAGATGAATGAGGAAATCAAAATGGAAAACATCATGAACCAGTTCAAGAAGGTGGCGCCATTAATCGTTGATGGTGTTAAAGCGCGCGTCACTGCTGAAATGACTGATGCAGAGATCATGTTAATTATTCATGAAGAAATCGTGACTTTCTTTCAGAAGCAGCAGCAGATGACCAATGAATACCTGGCGTTTGATGAAGATAAACGTGCCACCTTTGCTGCTGTAATGTATGAAATCCTTGCGCCGATGGCGGCCAGCTTTAAAGGTGGCATCAACCCGAAATACGCTGAATATGTCGAAAAAACAGGAAAAACTGGCGCGCTTAATTTTATCATTAACGCATAACCAAACCGCCCCTTTATCGGGGCTTTTTCTTATCTCCTGCTCCGCCTAATCCATCCAGAGCCGCGCTGTACGATGTAGTCATTTAGCGCATAGCGCACCGCATCCCAATAGTGGTTGTATTTATCAACTATTTCAGTCAGCACAAGGCCTGTGTTCTTGTCGACCTTATGGCTATACATCGCAGCCTCATTCTTCATTTCAGTGCATCGGTCGTGAATAATGATGCTGTCGCAACCCCTGAGCCACGTCACGCCATCCTCAACACTACCAGGCCATTTGTTGCAGGGATGAATATCAAATCCAGCGCGCTTGATGTGGCTGATGGTTTCAGGTCGAGCGCAGTCGGCATACCATCGTGCGCGCTTAGCCATAGGAAATGATTGCTCCATTGCAGCTGGCGTATCGGTAATCTCAAGCCCAACCTTGCCGTACTCGCGATTAATATAAATATTGCGTCGCCCGCCCGGTAATTCTTCGATATAAACCTCAACCATTGCGGTTGGATCGGTGGAGAATCCGAAGTCCATGCCGAAGTATGGACCATGCCACTCAGGCTTGACCTCGAAGTTATCAACGCGCCACTTGCCGCCGAAGACCTGTTCATCGCTACGTTTGTTGAATTTGCCCTCATACACCCAAAGGTAGCGATCATAATCCACAGCTTTCATCTGGTTCATGTGCTGCTTAAGTTCTTCCGTGAACCACGGGTTGTGGACGTAGTTAACATTAACAACAACGATGTCATCATCCTGATATATGCCGTCAACCATCTTGCCGATGTAAGGCTCAACAAAGTTGGTCCACGTCGGGTCCGTCTCTTTATTTGGGTTAAAAACAATAATAATTTCAGAACCAGAGGCGCGCACCGTTGGGATTAACGTATCCCATGAAATCTGGCTGATGTTCTCAGATTCTTCACAGAATACATCTGTAAGTCCAGCCATACCCTTGATGGCGGTTATATTTCTCCACAGACCACGGAAAACAAACTTTGATTTCGTTGTGTGGTGGGTTATCTCACCATCAACGCAACGATATTCCTGAGCGTGGCCTTTTCTGTTTATCTCATCAACCAGTTCGGCATAGCTTGATTCTTTGATTGAGTTCTGTATCTCACGGAAGCATCCGACGCGGCTGTTGCGGAATCTTGCCTTTTCTATAAGGTAAGAAACAACGTTAGCCGTCTTTCCGCTGCCCCTACCCCCATAGAACACCTTGAAACGGCGAGGATAAAGCAGCAGTTCCATTCGCTCAGGGATTAATATTGTTGGCTTCTCGTCTGTTTCTGACACGCCAGTGGCTGTCATTTTAAGGCACTTAACCACATTCGGTTTACCGTCAGGCAATAGCTTATCGACAATACCGAAAACAGAAGACTCTGGTTTTGCAGTTGAATTGCCTACTGCTTGCTCAAGTTTTTCTATCGCAACGCTTGAGAGTCTTTTACGCGCCATGATTGCAAAATTCTCCCTGATGTTTCTCCCTGAACTGTCTTATTGCACGATCAGCATCATCAATTGATGAAAACCTACCTATTTTGTGATACTTGCCAAATAACCAGCATTGGGCTATCCACTTTCCCCTTTGATTATCCCAGCTAACTCCCTTAATTCCAGATGTGTTGTTTTTTTGCATCCTCTTGTTCCACTGATTCTGTGATGTTGTGGCCAGTCTTAAATTTTTAATCCTGTTATCGTTGCGAATGCCATTAATGTGGTCAACTTGTTCTTCAGGCCAAGCTCCATAGACGTAAAGCCATGCCAGCCTATGAGCAAGATAGATTCTTCCACTTATTCCTATTTCCACATACCCCTTCTTAGGTTTTATCCTGCCAGCAATGCTTCCAGAATTTATTCTTCTGCTTGGCTTACTTAACCACGTGAAAACACCGGTGTCTGGATTGTAATGTAGGAGGTGTTTAAGTCTCTCTTGAGTGATGGGCAACTCTTTTAATGATGGCATGATTGAATCCTCGGTTACAGGCGGTCTATTGGTTGGATGCGGCAGCCCGGAGACCAATCCGGGCAGGGAGCTACCCTTTGCCGCATTAATTATTATAAATAAGTTACTGTTGCTGCTCCAGTAACTTCTCCAGTCGCTCAAGGCGCGCTGCAAGCTCTGTCACCTCTTCGATATCAAGCCCTGCCTTCAGAATGTCCGCCATCATCTTGCCAATATCGGCTGGAACAACGCCAGTAGAGACGCCCTTGATAATCGCATCCATCTTCTGTACAGGTGTGCCGTCGGCAGGAAAATCAAACTCAACAGGGGGCGCCACAGGCTTTGGAATTGGGTTAAGTCGCAGGAATATTTCACGCAGCATGCCAGTAGCCTGAGCGTCCTCGCATGTCATCGCCTTGTTGATGTAGTACGTGACGAATTCAATCTCATTCATCGGCGTATTTGCAGCTCGTAATGCTTCAAGAAGCACTGTTCTGTAGCTTTTTCCTCTTGGTGGAGGCTGATTGCTGGATGAAAATTTGTGCTTAGGGTTTGGATTTGCCATTTTATATGTGTCCTTTGGGTAACTCACATAGGACATATCTTACCACATGGCGTAGATAAAAAAGAAGCCAGCGCAATGCTGGCTTAAAGGGTGGTGAGGTGATGATTAATGAAACTATTATACACCATGATTATCGTGAAACCCATACTCCTCTTCTGCTTTCTTTCTTGCCAGTTCCGCGTCAAGTATGTCGTTGAAATACCCAAGATGTATGAACTTCTTGTTAACCCTTATTTTTGCTTGCCACTTTCGCTTATCCTTCCTCCAGTGTACGCCCGTTACTCCGCTGCTATTGCTAGAGTACTTAGATTTGTTTTTTAGATTCCCTCCCCTATTTGTCAGCCTGAGATTTTCAATCCTGTTGTCTCCAGGGTTATGGTTTATATGGTCAATCTCCAATTCGCCAGTCATAGGGCCATTATGCATTTCCCATATAATTCTGTGCGCAAAGTATTTTCGTCCAGAGCACCAAATCGACGTATATCCTTTTGACCCTGAGTGGCCTGCAACCTCACCTTTTCTTGCCTTGCGGCCACTATCCTCCCGCCATATCAGATTTCCGTTGTCGTATTCAAACAGCTCATTCCAGTCTATTCTTTTCATCACACTTACCGCTCCTGCACCACAAATCATTGCGTGGGGATTTAACATGAACCACTTCAATCGCATCAGGGAAGGCTTTTGCGATTGCTGATATGAAGTGGTCAACACCTTCGAGCCGAGCCTTCTGCCACACCTCCTGTTTTGATTTTTGCGGCATCACTGATACCTCGTCGTTGAGTACATATGCCGAAGCATGCTGTTATGCTCAACCACCATCATCATGCTGCCAACCTGAATGACGTCATGATGCTTACCGGTATCTTCATACAGAAAGTCAGCTTCTTCACACGCCGCCTGAATATCGCTCCACAACATAATTCACCTCACGATAAAGTAGACGGTAAAGGCAGCAGCAATCCAGAATGCAACGCAGGCTACAGCAATCAGTCTGCGGATGATGTAGGGTTTCACTTTTTAACCTCCTGCGGTGCGGCTGCAATCATCGCTCGATAAGCCGTTGGGCTATACACAGCCGCTTCACGATAGGAAGCCTGTAGCATTTCCTCCGTAGGCTCTTTCGGCACCACCACATAACCATCCGGCACTACAGGCTGCTGCGCGTGGCGATAGAGATTCGTCCCGTATGGCATTTGCTGAATACCGACAAGCGGTCTAATCTCTCGCTCCCCAAAGGCTTCGGGGTCGCCATAAATTGAAACCACTTCTGCCACCGGCTCTCTGTCAGCCTTGCGGCGTTCCTGTAGCTCTTCCAGAGCAATCGTCAGCGCGTGATAAAACGAGTGGTCAACGCGGTTATCAGCACGCTCTGCGTTATCGCGCGCCAGTCTGACGCTGTTCAAAAGCTGATTTACGCTGTTTTCTGCTAACTGGTTATTAGTCATTGGGCTATTCCTCAACGCTTATATCTACGGAAACTTTCATCTTCCCCGCGGTGACCTCAAAGCCAGTAACATCCGTATTTAACATGTATTCCGAGATGACCAGGGCGAGTAGCTTTAGTTTTGCGTCAGTGTTGTTGCCGTTCAGTTCTTCCAGGAGCTCGATAACTGGCTCCATGTGTTCACCCATTTTCATCACTCAGCCTCCACCTTGATGCCAGCGGCGCGCATAGCAGCGACATCACCAGCACGCACACCTTCAGCCAGTAGCCGGAAGGCCCGATTTAGCGTTTTATCGTGAACCTCTGCAAGGTACTCATTGATATCTGGCAGCTTCACGGCGCGGGACTCCAGCTGAGTAATCTGCTGCTGCGCCTTCTCCAGCGCCTCTACCAGCGTGCCAATAACCTTTGCAGCTTGCCCGCACTCATCGACGATAGAAACGTTGGTGCCGGTATCTCGGCCATCTACCTCAAACCGCAAATCAACGTCATCGGAGTCGATATCAGCAGGCTCAAACTGCGAGATATATTCCAGGGTAAATACAGACGCTTTCGCTTTACTGACGAGTAGCGCCAGTTCGGTGATATCAGTCATGATTAGCCCCCTCGCGCAGCTGCTTGGCGAAGTCGAATCCACGCTCAGCAAAATCAAGTAAATTTTCTTGCGCCTCCCATGCTTTTGACTTACCACAAATGTCAGCGGCCCCCTCTAGAGTTTTCGAAAACTCATCCACTCCATCAGCCTTAACCCCGCCACCGATCGCATCGTAGCCGGGGGTTTTAGGAACCCAGCGATACATGGCCATCACAGCTGCATTGAACCCAATCTCTTCTGCCAATGTCACGTCATTCATGCTTTCATTTTGATAATCAATATTTTTTAGTTGATGGATTGCCCCCTTTATCCCCACATTTTCCGCAACCACCTGCATGCACAGCTTTGCCACCTTGAGGTATTTTTCCTCTTTGATTGATAGCTCGCCACTACTCTCAAGGTTTTTAATAATTTCCTGAACTTCTTTAATTTCGATATCCATAAATCCTCACTTAGCCGCCTGTAAACGCTCAAGCTCACGCATCAGCGCAGATACACGGCGTTGCCGCAAAGTCTCTGCATGCTCTTTTGCCTGTTGCTCATCAAGCCAGTATTCACCACGTTTAAAGTAAACATCGCCAACCACAGCCACCTGACCATCTGCGAATAGCTGTGCGCTTTCGCACTTCTGAATGCCACGGGTCAGCGCATACTTTGTGACCCATATCGTTTCAGCGCTTGCTGCGTTAGCGATGGCTAGTAGAACAACTGCCAGTAATTTATTCATCGTTGCTAAACCGGTTTAGTTTCCGCCAGATGACACGATAACCTGCTCAAGCACTCTCTGCTTTCCTTCTCCACTAAAAACGCGACAGACGCGCTTACCGTTGCTGTATGAATGCATCGCCTGCGCCATCATAAAGTTTTGCGCTTTCACTGCGCCCATTTCTGGTTCCAGTTGAGTGCGCGTGTAGATTGCTTTGGTCATGATTACCACTCCGCGATGAGTACAGGATTGATGGCGTCGTCCATTCCATTTCTGCATGGCGTCTGTAGGCTACCGGTATGCTTTGCAGCATCAACTTCACCCTCATCATCCATGTACCAAAAACTTTTACAAACATCACCATTATCCCTTACAAGAAACGCAGATACTCTGCCATCCATTTTATCTACTGCTTTATAGAGCCTCGTCATTCTTCATCACCTCTTTGTTGTTGGCGTGGTAACTATACGATGGCGCTCAATCTACGTCAATATGATGGTGAAAATAAAATTTAGTTAGTAATCACTTACAGTTATCAATTTTGCAAGTTGTTGATATATATAGAACACGCTCAACCCATTTAACCCAAGATTTTTTTTGGTTTAACCATAGATAACCATGTAAATTCATTAACTTATGTAATGTTCAACCATTTATCACTTAAACCTTCACCATGAGAGAAAAGTAGAAAATTTTTGATGCATTTTTTTTGCTAAAATTTGCGCAAAGCAAAAAATGGGTTGAATTGGATAAATACTACTATCTATTGATAATAATAGTAGTAAATACATATACATAGTATTTAAAAACACTTATCCAAACGCTTATCCAAATTTACCCATTTCAACCAGAAGCACGACCAGTGAACAAGCAGGTAAGGTATTGCGCCGATTTATTTAATATTTTATAATCACAAAAAATAAGGAGGAGTTATGTACAGACCTGGCAGCGATTTGGCTCACGTTTACCATCACGTATCTGGCATTAATGTCAATGAAGTTAAGCTATTGCCGTCAAGCGAGATAGTTGGCATGGACATAGCAAGATTCAGGATGAACCTTTCCAAAGTTTCAAAGGATGCTGGCATGATGTTCATCACACGTTTTGACAACCATAAAGAAATCCTCACCATCAGAAGGATCTCATGATGGCAATAAAGACCATTTACGACCTTACAGCAGACATCAAAAAAGATGCCTGGTACGACATCACCAAGCCTCCAGGCCTTGCCGGCGAGATAGCTGAAGATATCGCCGCCGGTGAAGTGCGAGAACAGCCAAGATTACGCGCTGTGGCAGCACTGCATGAACTGGTCATTGCCAGCAAAGGTAAAATTAAAACTCCGAGCGGCATGAAAGGAAACTTGCTGACCATCTGCATTGCTGATTCCGCCGGTGGTAAAGACCGTTCTCAAAGTCATTTCAAGATGATCGCCCGCGATATCGACAAAGGTCAGCACGTTTTTGGCCGCATAGCATCATCAAAAGATATCGGGCGCACACTGATAAACCACGAAGGCGTGGCAACATTTATTATTGATGAATGCCATGGTCTTTTTGGCGTGATGTCACAAAAGAATGGCGCCACATATATGGCGGAACTTGGCTCTGAAATTCTCTCAATCTACTCAGACCGCCTGAAAAAATTCTCTGACCTTGACGCCATTAACGCGAAGGAGTTGCTGGAGAAGGAGTTAAAAAAACTGCGCGCAGAAGTTAAGGATAAGGGCATTGTTGAAACTGAGTATCGTCGACGTGAAATGCAGCTCGAAAAAGAAATCTTATGGCCTATCCAGAACGGGATAGAAGACCCTATATTTTCAATGATGTGCTTCTCAACTCCTGAAAAACTGGCAAGTATCATCTGCTCTGAAAACATTGGCACCGGCCTTATTGGTCGTGCGATATTCATCAAAGGAAAAGATGGCAGAGCAAGGAAAGCAAAAAAATTCGGTCACAAGACGCCGCCATCGCTTATCGAGAAGATGAAACAGATAGAGAAATCAGCGCCAACCGTGGCGAGGTACGAAGATACAATGGTTGAGCAACTTGCTGAATCTCTTGACGATCGTTTTGAGGAGTTGCGGAATGATGTTGCGCTAGGAGCTGTAATATCACGTTCATTTGAGCAAGTGGAAAAGGTTGCAACAGCTCTTTCAGCTGGCAATAAAGGAGTCATTACAGAAGCTATGCTGATGTGGGCTTTTTGCTTTGTATGCGAAAGCCTTACTGACGTGATGAGCATGCTTAAAGTGAATGAGAGCCAGGAGGAACTTGGCACGATGGCGCGATGGAACGAGATTAAAAACCGCATTGAAAACGTGCTATCTGGTAGAACACGCGATGATTCAATGCCTCAGTCAAGCATTATTCAGCGCGTAGTTAAAACAAAGTCGCTAAAAGGACTGGCAGAAGCTATTGCTCGTACCAATGGAGAGGATTTTAATTTCGGCGCAAAAACACTTATCACGCCAGTAATGCAGGCATTAATGGAGTCAAGAGCTATTGATGCTGTCGGTTGCGGTTACTGGATTAACGACGCGAGCAAATTTGAGTCTACAAAAATGAGCATTAAATTTTCTCAGATTGTTGAGGGTATCGGCATGAATATGGCTGCGCAGAGAGGTTGGAGATGAAAAACAAATGGATTAAATGTAGTGAAAAATTACCAGAGGAAAATACAAAATTAATTTTTTATCCAAAAGATGATGAGCCACTACATGGAGTTTATCTTCAAGGACACTGGTTTCAGGATGTATCTTGGTGCAGCATTGACTCTGATGGAGTTCTTGATAACATGGTAACAATTGGTGTTACTCACTGGATGCCAGTTCCAGAAAAACCATAAACAAAAACCCTCCATCAGGAGGGTTTGTTTTTTAGAAGTTCAAATAGATCTTCTGGTTTATACAACCTTTTTCTGATGGCGCCGCTGTAACGGATATCCTGACCATCATCAGTAATCAGTATCGGCAGACCTGCATTCTCGGCGGCGCAAACCTCATCGAAATTATTATTAATAATGCAGCGTAGTTTGGCTCGCTGCTCATCTCTCACATTGCGCACAACTTCCCACATGTTTTCAGGCGACCAGCAACACCAGACATGTGCTCCGGTAAGCCGATGTGCTCGCCAGGCATCGAAGTAATCCGCAACCAGGTATGTCCATTCAGTCTTATCGCCGATGGGTGTAACTGCGCCGCGCGTAAGTCTTCCGCGAGTGTACTCATGGCTGAAACCCGCGCGAAATGACACGCTTTCATCATCAGCCAGAAAAGCCACATTGCATGGCGTCATATTTCCAGCCATATAGAGTGGTATCGCCACCAGTTCACCAGTTTTGCCGGTTATGGTGTCGCCTCCTGCTTTTTCCATGATGGCCGTCACTTCTGCCTCTGTCAGGTAGTCAGAAGCATGGTTGACCTTCGGAAGTTGCTTTCTAATCGCCTCAAGTTTTTCGCGCGGGTGCATGTTAAGAAATCCGGCCAGTGCCTCCATTGACTCTGGGAAAGTCATTCCTGACAGCTTCATTAGCCAGGTGATTCCGCTGCCGTTTCCGCACTGGTTGCAGATGGCGCCGCCGTCACCTTTGTAGTCTAAGTGGTCATCGAATCTAAACCTGTCCTTGCCAGCGCAACTTGGGCATGGCTGATGTTTACCATTGAAAATTCTCACATCGACATTTACTATCGACATGATGGCAGCCTGCCAGTTGCCTACCATTAAAGGCTCTATATCCTTCCAGTCGTATCGCATAATTTCTTCCAGTTGACTATGATGTAGATTCATTGTAATCTTTACACAAGAAACAATCAATCGTTACTTGCAATGAAACAATTAACCGTTACAATAGAGGGTAAGAAATGGCTATCACCGTTAAGAAATGCGAGGTTTGCGGAAGTGAGTTTATCGGAACTGCAAAAGCAAAATGTTGCTCAGGAAAGTGCAGGTTGCGAAAGCACAGGGACAAAAAAGAAATGCTCAAGATGCAATCTAATGCTTCCTGCAACAAGTGATTACTTCTACTCAGACAAGAAGATGAGGCTTGGTTTAAAATCTCATTGTAAATCATGCGATGGAAACAAAGGTAAAAGGCTGAGATATCTTGTTGATGGAAGGAAGGTCTGCTCTAAATGCAACTCAGTTCTTGATGCAAATGAAGAAAACTTCAATAAAAACAAATCATCACTTGATGGTCTTAGGCCTGAATGTAAGAAGTGCCAATCAGAGTTCAAGAAAAGTAATTACGCAGCAAATAAGAGCAAGATAAAGGCAAAATCAAAGAAGTATTACAATGAAAACAAAGATAAGCACAATGAGCAATCAAGACACTGGAGGGCTGAAAATAAAAATATTGTTAGATATCACCAGCGTAAATATAAATATCTAAAAAGAAGGTCAATTCCATCTTGGTTCGAATCTGAAAGGGTTCTGATAGAGAAGGTTTATGAAATGGCAGCCAGTCTTGGAATGCACGTTGACCATATTGTTCCAATAAATAGCAAGTTGGTTTGCGGTCTTCACTGCTGGCATAACCTTCAATTGTTAACTCCAAGCGAAAACAGATCTAAGAGCAACGTTTACTGGCCTGACATGCCATAGGTGATTAAATGCACAAGATAGATAAGCTAATAAGTGAAATAGACATCACAGCAATACAATCAACGATAAGCACAGGAGAAATCACTCCTCGTGATTATCAGTTTCTTTGCTACCACTTGGCAGCTCAGGAAATTCGTCATTATGCAGGGCCTTTTTATATAACAGCCAGTGTCGGCGCTGGGAAGACAATCATGATCGCGATGATTGCGAGAAGATTTTCAGACATGGGTTATAAAGGAATGGTACTCGCCAGACAGTCTGAAATTATTTCTCAGAATGCTGAGGAGTGCTGGAATTTTGGTGTTAAAAATTCATTGTTTAGCGCTGGGCTTGGTCGCAAGTCAACTGCTTATCCGTTGCTTATGGGTACAGAGGGAACGGTCGTCAACTCTCTTTTTGATGCGGATGATAAAAAACAGCCATTAAGCGATTTTGTCCCCCGTTACCTAATCATTGACGAATGTCACCAGGTGGATTGGGCTGATGTTGTAGGTGATGCAACAACGCAGTACGGAATTATAATAAATACCTTCATGAAGCGCTGCAAAGACACGCATGGTCATGAGTTGAGAATTATCGGCCTTACTGGCTCACCATTTCGTGGCGTTGAGTCAATCAAGGGCGCATTCTGGAAAAAGGAAGTGGTTAGCATTGATACTAAATACATGGTTGATCGTGGTTTTCTGGTTCCTACCATCTTTGGCTTGCATGATGCTGACGACCTTCACTATGACCTCTCTAACTTTCATTCATCGGATGAAGATGGAGTGCAAGATTTTACTTTTGAGCAATTAAAGCAGATGCAAAAAGAGATTCTCGATCAGGGTACTCTCACGCAAAAAATAATGCTTAAAGTTATGGAATTAACCGCAAATCGCAACGGGGTTCTTATAACGTGTGCTGGTAAAAAACACTGTCAAGAAGCCGCGAAATACCTGCCAGATGGCACTTATGCAATTGTCACTGAAGATATGGGGATCAAGGCTCGACAGAAGGCGCTAAAGGATGCTTACCAAGGTCGCATTAAATATGTGTTGCAGATTGCCGCGCTTACTACTGGTGTGAATATCCCACTATGGGACACGAGTGTTATATTGCGAAAAATAATGTCACTTACCCTTCTTGTTCAGTTGCTTGGCCGTGGTATGCGTCTTTTAAAACCTGAGCAAATTGCAGCAGGTTACAGGAAAGATGATCACCTTGTATTAGATTTCACCGGAACCATGTTCGAGTTGGGCGGTCTGTACGAAGACCCTATTCTTGAGGAAGCAGAAGCACAGCGCGCAAAGCGCAGCGGAGAGCAGGTTCCATGCCCTAAATGCCAGACGATGAACAGCCCGTATGCACGGCGCTGCATCGGTAAAGACTCAACGTCTCCAGATGGACGATGCGAAGAGTTTTTCAGCTTCATTCGCTGTGGTTTCGACAAGCACGGCATCCGTATTTTTGATGATGGATGTGGAACAAAGAACGATCCGACAGCTCGTTATTGCCGTCAATGCGATCACGTTTTGCGCGACCCTAATGCGGCGCTTAATGAGCGTGCTTATACCGATAAAGAATGGACAGATGTACAAGATTTTAAAGTCGAGTTGACCAAAGACGCTGAGGGGGTTCTTTATCGTTACCTGGTGGTAAAAGCTGATGGCAAGACCGGCTGGGCAAATGAGGTGTTTTATCCGTTCGGAGGCAAGCCAAAGCATCTGCGCGATATGTTTAAAATGAAGGCTCTGCTTCCTCATCTTGAAGATAAGTCCATGCTTAAGAAAATGATGGACTGTCATGATGCGAAGACTTTCATGCATTACGCCGGTTTAATCCGCGCGCCTAAACGCATTACGCATCGTTTTAACGATAAAGGCCGAGATATCATCCACCGCAAGGATTTCATAGGAGAACAAATTGAAGCAGCTTGATAGTGGGATATGGGTATTTGATAGCGGTTATCGTGGGGAGTGTCCGCTGGAAAGCACTGACCAGATGGCGTATGGTCTGTGGATGCAGTACCGTTTTCCTGATGCTCTGTGGTTTCATGTTCCAAATGAGACCGGCACAAAGAGCGGCCCGCAATTCGTCGAAAAACGCCGCAAGATGGGCGTCAGGAGCGGCGTAAGCGACAACGTGATACTAACCAACGGCATTAATCATAAATGCGGCCTGATTGAACTGAAGAGGCGCGACAAGAAAAAATCAAAAGTATCGCCATCGCAGATTGATGTTCTTGAGTGCGCCATTGCAGAGGGTCACTTTGGAGCCATTGCTTATGGTCTTGAGGAGATAAAAAGAGCGACGTTATTCTATTTTGGAGTTGACAAGTAATTCATACCACCTTACAATCCAATAATACCAAAGAGGTGTTGTATGGATAAATATTATGTAGATGAATGGCTTATTGTTAATGCTGATGAAGGCTCTATTTTTTGGAGAAAGAGTAGAGGATTAGCGAAAGCAGGTGATTCTGCAATTCATAAACATGAAATTACCTCAAGAGGAGGTGCGAAATATAAAGCTATCTCATTCGGAAGGAGAAAATGGTTATTGCATAGATTCATATGGACGTATGTTAACGGTGAAATTCCTGATGGAATGATTGTTGATCACATTGATGGAAATACAAGCAATAACTCAATAAAAAACTTAAGACTTGCAAGCAAGTCGGAGAGTTCCTTTAACAAAGGTATGTTTAAAAATAACACCTCTGGCGTAAAGGGTGTTTATTGGGACAAGAGAAACAAGAAGTGGATGGCATACGGAAGAATAAATGGAAAGATGAAAAATCTTGGCAGATACTCATCAATTGAGGATGCTAAAAATGCCGCAGAGGAATTTAGGCGAGTTAATTTTAAGGAATTTTATAGGCGGTGAATCATGAAGGTTTACTTTAACAATGAATTAAGCAATCATGATTACCACGCTGACACCGAGCACATCAACGGCTCTGGCCTGTGGAACATCTATGACCGCTGCCCGGCAGCGTGGCGCTACAAAGACGAAGAAGATGAGCAGTCAAAGGCTCTGATATTTGGTACTGGTAGCCATACCGCACTGCTTGAGCCTGAGCGCTTCGAAGCAGAATATGCCCGCATGCCAGTTGTCGAAGATTTTCCAAAAGACAAAGATGGCAATCGCACGGTGCTGGTAACTGCTTCTGACATGAACTCATGGGCGAAAGAGCGAGGCATCAAAGGTCTTTCAGGTAAGACTAAAGCCGAAGTGATTAAAATTATTCAGGCCACTGGCGAGCCAGTGCAGATTTACGATGTTATCCGAGAAGAGGCAGAGAAGTCCGCTACTGGTAAGCATATGCTTGATGGAACTGATTATGACGCTATCATGCAGATGCGCGCCGTAATCCATGCAAACAGCTATTACAGCAGTCTGCTTTCTGGTGCTTATTCCGAGGTGTCAATTCTCGGTCAGTTGCTTGGCGAACCATCAAAGGTACGCTTTGACTGTCTTACTCGCGGTGGCGACATTATTGACTACAAAACAGCGGTTAGCGCCAAGCCTGATGAGTTTTTCCGCCATGCAGCGCGGCTCGGGTACTTTATGAAAATGGCAATGCAGCACGACATGTTTGTAGAGGCTTATGGGCATGCACCTCGATCTGTAAACCTCCTGGTTCAGGAGAAGAAATCGCCATTCATCCCTGCGCTGATTCGCCTGACGGATGAGCAGTTACGTATTGGCCGCATTCAGCTGCGCAGCGCTATGGAAATCTATAAGGCATGCAAAAAAGCCAATTCATGGCCCGGTTACTCAATGGGTAATCCGGTCATCGAAATGGAAACGCCAGAATGGTTCAAAAAGCAATTTAACCTGTAATTTATAGTAAATGAGGTGAAGTGATGGGTATTTTAAACATTAAGCCAGCAGAGCGCTCAGGTTCTCGCGTAGTGATTGGCATTTCAGGGCAGTCTGGTAGTGGAAAGACACTTACGGCACTAAAGATGGCGCGAGGTATGGTTAATAAACCAGAAGAAATTGGATTTCTTGACTCTGAAAATGGTCGAGGCAGGCTTTATTCTGGAGAGCTTGACGGTCCATTTATGCACGCTGATTTGTATGCGCCATTTAGTCCAGCTCGTTACCGCCAGGCTATCGAGGAATTTCAGGAGGCAGGCGTTAAGGTTCTGGTTATTGATTCAGGATCGCACGAATGGGAAGGTGAAGGAGGATGCAATGATATTGCAGAGCAACCACTATTGCAGGGTAAGGCAATGGCAGACTGGAAGCGAGCTAAGTCTGAACATAAAAAATTCATGAGCGCTCTTTTGCAGAGCAATATGCATATCATTGTATGTTTACGCGCCAGAGAGAAAACGAGCTTTAAAAACCCCAAGAAACCTGAATCCCTCGGATTGCATGCTGTATGCGAAAAAGATTTTATGTTTGAAATGACAGTAAGCATGATGATGTATGATAATGGAAAAATTCAGGAATTTACCAAGCTACCAGAAGAATTGCGCCCAATTTTCTTTGATTCAGGCCGTGATAGTGTACACGAAGGATACTTAGGCGAAGCTCATGGGCGAGGTTTAATTAAATGGGTGGATTCAGGTGTCAAGGTCGACGAAGAGTTTGAGCACTGGCGCTCTAAACTTCAAATGACGGCGTCAAAAGGAGTTGCTGCGCTAACTGCCGAGGCAGTTAACTTGCCTGATTCAGTGAAAGCAAAAATTCGCGCAATCTGGCCTACATTGAAGGCATCAGCAGAAGAGTATGAGCGCATTGAGTCATTCATTAATGATGAATCGCCAGCAGCGGTAACTATCACACCGCAGGACGATTTCAACCCGGCAAAACTCCAGAAAGCAGATGCGCCTACGTCATCTGCAAACGAAGAGAAGCCATCAACATCTCAACAGAACATCGAAAACTTTTAAGGGTAAATTATGGCATCTCGAGGAATCAACAAAGTAATCATTTTGGGCACTCTCGGACAAGACCCGGAAGTTAAATATATGCCTTCTGGCGGCGCTGTGTGCAATCTGTCTCTGGCAACATCAGAGCAGTGGAACGATAAAGCAACAGGGGAAAAGAAAGAGCAGACAGAATGGCATCGCGTGGTTATCTTCGGAAAGCTGGCAGAGGTGGCTGGCGAATACCTGCGCAAAGGCTCTCAGGTGTATGTAGAAGGAAAATTACGTACTCGCAAATGGACAGATCAAAGCGGTGTTGAAAAATACACTACTGAAATCGTCTTGCAGCCTATGAACGGCGTTATGCAAATGATTGGTGGTAAATCAAGTGATAATGGAAACCAACAGTCACAGCAGCGGCAAAAGTCAGGAAGTAATCAGCAATCAGGATGGGGTAAACCTCAGCAACCATCAAACACGTCAAAACCACCGTCAAACGAACCGCCGATGGATTTTGATGATGATATCCCATTCTGAGTGATTTAAATAAATATAACGTGCATCAAATGAGATGCACGTTACTACCAGTATGATAATTAAGATTTTTTTAATAGCGATAGTGCTTTTTCAACTATCGCTATTTGATCTTTATTTATGATGTTACTTTCTTTTTTTGCAAGAAATTGATCTTGCAAATCTAAGATTTCACTATCTAAAGAATCATCACATTCTATAGATCCACTTTTTATTATTTCATCGCGTTGTTTCAACTGATCTTCAGTTATGTCTGTGCCTGAAAGATTAGCGTAATAATCAATAATACCAAAGAAGAGATCTTGTGCTTTTCTTGATTCTGAACCGGTCATTAGTTATACCCCGCTACTCTGATTTCTTTCATGTAGTTATTGTTGACATTATTTGTCATTTTAAACAGCACATACCAGCTATAGGATAAACCATGTGTAGTATCATCCATATAAACCAAACCTGGTACATTGCTACCCATTTGCGTTACTACCGTTGTGTCTTCTACACCCGCTGTTGCAATCTTGCTGTTTGAAAAAGCAACATATGGTGTTTCACCAATGTTACCATCGAAAGCGACCATTTGTATCAAACTTGCCTCTACTGTAGATCCAGCAACAGAAGCATCTTGATCTACGGCAGTGTTAAATCTAATAAAAGCGCGAATATCATCAATTGCATTGATATCGTCAGGAACTCGCCACATAAAGTAAAGATTTACTCCTGATTTTGTTGCGACAAGTTTATTATAATTCCATGAAAAAGTGTCTACTTTATCGTTCAACAAAATTTCGGATGGCCGAATATAAAAATATTTTCGCGACCATCCTTTTACCGTATTATTTGTTAAAAACCATGACTGTAAGTTAGTCCCACCAAAACCAATTGATTTTGGTTTTTTATTTATGGTATTGCCTGATGCATTGTTGTTTGCAAATTGAACTTCATTCGTGTATGTACCTACTCCTTCAAATGATTCAATGTGTGCATATTTAGACCTGATTGCTATAATGTTAACGCCTTGACCACTAATATTCCTTAAAATATTAGGTTTTGCAGTGTCATTGTATGAATCGACGGTATAGTATGTACTAACTACGTTTTTACAATTCCTGATATCAATATTTTCTATTAAACAACCTTTAGAGTTATTTAATAAAACACCTTCAGATGATGAAGTTAACCCTAAATCTGGTATGTTTATATTTCTGATTACGCAGTTTTCAGTGTGGTTTGTTGCTGCACCAGACCCATTAATGCTATCAACTGTCATTGGTTTTAGAAGAACCGCTGTATCAAAACCACAGTTTGTAGAGTTGGCTATAAAACCAATCGCATAGTAAGAACGAACAAGATCTGCGCTTTCTACTGTTGAGTTGAATGCATATACATCATCACAAGATGGTGATGATGCGGAACTATCATTACCGAAATTGAATAGCTGTGTCCAACCACTTCCTTTAACATCGTAAAATCTGATGTGTTGCGCGTTTACTGTATTAAATGCATAACCACCCCAATATGTAGAATCTGTAAATTTTGTTTCCATACGCAAACCATACACAGTACATCTTTCACACTGTAAATATGATTGGTTATCCCTTAAATATGAACCTAAAGACAACTCAGGCATTGATGAATCAGATACAGATGCAGGGTAGGAGTTTGCAAGATATGCCGTTTTAGCTTTTTGATAGTTCCATTCCCTACTGCTACCAAACACAAAACCACCGCGTCCATACATTGATAAAGGGTTTATTTGCTTTAATGTAGCGCCGTAGCCAATTATAACAACGTTACTTGGTACGAACTGAATAAAGTCAATCCAGTATGTTCTACCAGGAGTAAAGAATACGACACCGCCGCCTTTCGATCTTAAACTTTCAAACATGTCAAACATCTTTCTAGAGTTTGCATGAGCTGATGCTTCTGAATTTGGCACCACTCCCCACGCCTCAGGAGAGGTATGATTGCCTAGCAGATGGTTTAAATTACCATTACCAGAAAGACCGACTAATGATAAACCAGGCAAAGTAGTTGAACTTAAATCCTGTCTTAATTTTGCATCACCAACGCTTACAAGATGGGTCACATCTACCGCCCAAGAGGTGTTATCAATCCCTGTAGTTGTATATGGAGGTGTTGTTGATGCGTTTAAGCGCCAGAATTCACCCTGATAACGAATTACCTGGTTAAGCGCCGTTATTGTATATGGCCCATTTTCATAATCTCCCAAAAACTGATAACCAGAATTTAAGAGGAATTGCTGAAAACGCGCTTCTTTATCCACCTGTGACGCAACAAATTCTGCCTCACGCTCATCTTGTGCTGTCTGAAACTGGTGATTCCTGCCGGTATTAGTCAGCCTCTGTGCGTCAAATCGGTCGGTGTAGTAATCAGAACTTCCGTTAACCTCTTCATCAATCTTACCGGCGTTAAACTTGAGGTCGCGCGGGTCTTCAGAAGGAATTGGCTTGTTAGTTGGGGTAGTAGCCATCGGCTGCAATCTCCATAATCATTAATTGCCCTATTGTATCATGCAACAGGGTTGGTGTAGGCGTACATGGCATCATTGTACTCAGTTACAGTAAGTGAGACTGTACCATCTGTGCCTGGAGTTTTCTGGCTGACTGTCCATAATGTTGAATCAAGCTCAACCTCTGTGGAGATGGCATATCTTGATTCTGACTGAACATTAACACCGTCAAAAATGTTTAACTCGAAATCAGATGGTAATGCGCACTCGAATGTATTCAATCCAGTAACGGTACAAGCCAGGAGTTCTGACACATTCCCATTGGCGCCAGTGATGACCACAAACAGGCCGCTTCCTGCTGTGAGCTGTTCACTGGTGGTAAATACGTTTCCAGACCTTGATCGGATAACGCCAGTCTGCTGTACAGAATCATAAATGTCGACAACAGAAATCATATCGCCAACGTTCACCCACTCTCCATCGGCAAGCGCTTTTATCTCCATTCCACGACGAGAGTACATGAGGCGATTGCATTCAAGCATAGCCCTGTCTGTTGCCTGATACAGGTTTCGAACATATAGCATGTCGAATTTTTTCGGCTTAGTTGGCTCTCCAGGTTCGATACCAGATGCCCCAACTTTATAATAAACGTAAGCCTGCTTGTTTGTGTTTGGATCACGGTACTGAACGCTTACGCCATCATATGAGCCTGGCAAAGTCATGTCATAAGACATTTTATAGCCATCAGCCTGCGTGTTTCTGGTATTAAACACAGTTTCAGGGGTTGATTTTTGCTCATCTCTTGAGAAAGACAAGACGCCATCATCCCAAAATACAGTTACGCGAGCGGCATCACAGATGGTCTGGATTCGCTCACCAATGGACTTATCCTCATCGTCAAAGGTGTAATCAAAGTACCCAAGACGCTCATCAGGCAGCGCATCAGCTATTTCATATAATCTTCCCACGTCAATCGTGCTTTCAGGCTGACCAGCAGTAATAAGCCAGTTATGCAGCACTGAATCTGCAAAACTTCTTGATGGTGTTAACGTATAGTCTACTGTCCCGGTTGTTCTGTTATATCCGATAGTCCAGCGGGTGATCAGCGCATTATATTTGCGCTCAGTAACTGATGTGGGCTGAAGCGTGGCCTTCACCGTGACTTTAACAAGGGTGTCATCAGGATAAACTACATTCTCGCGGATGTTGATGGCGTGCGCCGCCTGCAACGTTACGCGGTTGCCAGAGTTTGAGTTGTTTGTCCTTTCAATGCTGATGGCATACTTAGCCAACCCATAAGCAGGAGTTAACTTATACGTGCGATAATAGGTTTTGGTTGTCTGATTGAATGGGTTGTCAATACTGTCTGCAAGCTGCTCCTCGGTTCCTGGAATGGCATCCCCATTATCATCAACCGCCCATACCTTGATCAGGTAATCTGCCGTGCCACTGGTAGGACCAAGCTCAGACTGAACATGAACCCATACCTGCGTTGATTCCACAGCTCCAACATATGGGCCAACAACAAGCGCCTCATTATCCACAATCTGGAAATAAGTGTTGTTGATGGTTGCGCCTGTCAGGTTGCCAAGATTTGCGCCAGTCAGGTTATTGAATGTGAAATTATAAAAATACTGAATATCAGGAATGACGCCTGTCTCAGTTTCCTCAGCTGAAATGATGTTGCCACTAAGCTGAATGTTTTCAGTAACTGGCCCTGATGTAGAGTTGTAGGTAATATTTATTGTTAATGATACGGAGTGAGGCAAAGATAGTCCCATAAAGTAATCGAAATCAGTGTTTTTTGGTATGACCATTAATAGCTGACCGCCAGCATAATTCCCACTGGTAACAGATGTTGTGGTTGCCGTCTCTATCGGGGTATCTTCTGACTCGTTTAGCCCTAAAACCTCCTGACCATCAAGTCCGTCGAACTGGTAAGGCTCAATGATTTGCCCTATCACATCACCTGGATTGTAGATGACATGAGTGGCACCGGGTAAAGACCCGAGGTTTGTTTCTGCATATCTAACCGATGAAATGGTGTATTTCCCAAGGCCAAAATTCATGAACTCTGTGACGTACTTCAAATCGTCAATGTATTCAAAAAGAGATTCCTGAATCAGGTCAGGGAATGCCCTTATCTGACCGAAGTTGTCAGGTCTTGCCTCTCCATTTCGCGCAATATTGGTTTGCGATTTCAGGCTGTTATTGGGTGATTCAACCGTCGTGCCAGTGCTGGTTGATGGCGTTGATGCTTTTGGCAGCAGAAAAGAAAGAACCTTAGTTACAGGCTTGAGTATCGTGCTGATAAGGTCGCCAATGGCGCCGCGAGGCTGACAGTAAATGTTAACAATATCGTTTTGCTTTAACGATATCGACAATTCATCATCAGGGCCAAAAATGCGGCCATTCAGTGCAATCCTGATGTCAGATGGAAGACCGGAATTCTCCAGCCATCTCCACAGATTAGTGCCAGCAGGAACATTACCCGTCTCTTTTGGAACACCTGGCATCTTCTGAATGTGAATAACCGGCATAAGTCAGGAACCTTAATTTTGTTGATAATTTTTCGAGTGTTTTAAGGCGGTCTGTCTTGACTGCCGTTTTCTCTCGCGCATGCAGTATTTTATCACGACCCCACCACAGCGCGACATGTACCGGGTGACTCCCGCGATATGCAACCACCACATCGCCAATTTTTGGCCGGTCTGTGTCTTTCCAGAATGAAATTTCTCCATTGAAACAAGTGACAAAATCGCCGCCATTTGAATATGAATCATCATGATGGACATTAACATTCATGCAAAGACGATAGAACAGCACTACCAGACCCCAGCAGTCCACTGCATCAACATGACAACATCTGTCAACGTATGGCTTTCCAGTCATCAACCACTCAAAATCGTCAAACGGTACGCAGTCCTGGGAATTCTGTGATGTCATAAAGTTTTGCCACGTTGCCATTGATTGGGTTTTTTATGGAGATGGAGACAGTTACATCAGACTGATCAAGCGTCACATCATTTACATAAAGCGTATATGGTTTTAATGGTGCGTCTTTGTCAGTCTCATCAAAGCGTTGGTATAGGGCGGTGATAGGCTCAATACGACCAGACCCTGACCATAACTTTAAATATTGCTTAAAGTCATTAGCCAGTCTCGCAAACTTTAGCGTGGCATTGATTACCGGTGTGTTCGATTGCTGGCTCCTGGTTACATCCATGCGCACTGGCTGGTAAGTCTGGCCGCCAAGTACAATATCAGAAAACTCATTGCCAACTAGCCGGACGTAACCAAATGAAGAATGATAAAAGGTTATGGTGTCATACAGCTTCCAGTTTGGCCTTTTTGACTGGTATTCACGCAATGTTGGCATTATGGATACTCCGGCAAATCCCTGTTAACGACTTCATCAAGCCATGAATACCATCTCTCATCAAGCTCAACAAGCACATCATCAAATTCATCCATGGAGTTATTGAGAGTTTTACAGATGACATTTCCAGTCCATGTAACGATGCCGCCATTGATACTTGTCTGTACGGGGTAATCAGTAAAGTGCAAAGTCTGATTCTGTAATCCGCTACCACCAAGATCGATATCCATCGTGAACCATTCATTGCACTTGTTGAGATAATTTGGGCTTCTCAACCACTGCATAAATGCCCGCTCCTGCCTGAGCGTGAAAACCCATGTCAAACTCCATGTTACTGCAACATCGGTCGTTAACTTTTGAAATATTGGCGCCCCAACCGCAGGCTGATCGCTGCGGAATGGGGTTTGAGTCGTCATGTTCTTGCTGGCACGCTGCGCAAGCGGTAGCCATGATGGATAAGCTATAGCCATTATTCTGTTGCCCTTCTGGTTGCAGTAGTGTTGCTGGTAATAGCCTGAGAAATAGGGCCGCCATTTTCTATGTCGGCAACGATAGTCTCAATTGTAACAGAGCCGTCACCATTATCTCTTGCTGTTGATGAGGCCGTTGCTCCGCTGCTGTTATTGGTGACATTATTATAAATAATGATACCACTGCCACCACCGGTAAGGTCTTTGTTGCTTATAACCTTTCCATTGTCGCCAGGTATCATGTACTGATTGCCATTGCTGGCCTGGAAGATTTCAGGTAGGTTGTTCTCGCCGACCTGATACATTGATCCAGCCTGCGCAGGGCCGCCATTCTTTAATGCCCCGGCAACAGACATTGCTTTAGCCACACCGACGGTGGAAACAATGCCAGCCTGTGCAGGTACTGCGTTAGCGCCACCCGTAGCAAGTGATGTCATCGCTGCTGCTGGCGCCATAGCCGCTGCGATTATTTGGGCTTGGGCTGCAGCCATCCCTGATGCCGCAGTCATCCCTGCCTGTCCCATAATTACCGATTTAAGCCACTCTACGCCCATCTGAACGAAGGAGTTAATAACCGCATTTAACACATTACTCCCTATTGACTGTAGCGCCTCGCTAACAGACATTGAGCCAGTCAGAACGCCAGTTAAGGCGTTGCTTGCGGTTTGCCCAAAAGCATCAAATGCAGCAGCGGCCGCTTGTGTGGCCGCGTTCTGCTGGCTCCACTCCTGCCACATGGCATCGAGGCGCTGCTGGCGGTATTGCTCCTCAATTGCTGCTCTGGCCTGCTCAACCTCCGCTATCTTTTGCGGGTAAGCCACCGCATAAGCATTGAGCGCTGCTAAATCCTTCTGATAGTTTGTTTCAACGGCAAACATTGGTGATGTCTGCGATTTTAATGCAGCGAATCCTTTTACAGCTTCTACCCTTTGTTTCTCCGCCTCTGCCTGAGCCTTTATCGCGTTGGCATTATCCCATGCCTTAGCCTTGTACTCTCCAGCGAGTCTTATTTGCTCCTCTGTAGCGCCTTTTCCTAGTGATTGTTGAGCCTGTAGTATTGCTTGCTCGCGGGATAGCTCTTTTGTGCTATCTGCTGTTAATAAGGATTCTTGTCGTAACTGCTCAAGTTTATTAGCGATATTCTCCTGCTCTGTGGCGGCTTTTTGGGCCGCTGATTGAGAATCATTTTGCGATTTTTCCCTTGCTTTCTCGGCCTCATTCAAATCATATATCTGTCCTGCAAGTTCAGCAGCCCTGGCTATCTGATTGGGGTTATCAGTTACCTTTTGGGCCTCCAGTCGTGCTTTTGTTACCGCCCTCTGTCTTTCATCCTGTATTTTTAAAAGCTGATTCTGCTCCTCAAGACTGAGAATCATCTTATCAGCTTCTTTTGTTGGGGCTGACACCTGCAAGGATTTGGGGTTGAAGTTTTGCCCGGCTTGGTTTGCTCTGTTTATCTCATCGGCAGTCAATCCAAATGCTCTTGCCACCGCCCCCTGCACTCTCTCAAGAGTCGAGCCTTTCTCAATCAGACCATCGTGCACCCCCATTGAGGTAAGCATGTTGTTTGTTAGGGTTCTGCTTGCTTCTGCTGCCGTGTCCTGAGTTCTTGCTAGTTTATCCTGAGCATCAGCTAAATCTCTTGATTTTTTATTTAATTCATTGAGCACCCTTTCCTGATCAGAAGCAAATTGCGACCCTTGACCAAGTGACTCAGCCACCTCTTGCGCGGCAGGAGTGAAGCTAAGATACCTCTCACGAAGTGCATCAACTTCACTTTGCAG